GTGGAAATCGACAAAGTTTCTCAATTACCGATGTTGATATACAAGGTGCGGTTAGTGAACGAGTTACTTATGTTATTGATATCAATAAAGACACTAAAATTCAAAGTAAAATTACTTTAGTTGCAGAACCTCTCGACAGAAATGTAGTTTATAATGTCACCAATAATCCCAATGATATTATTAGAGATATTTCACAAACATTTTCATTTACAGTTATAACAAGTTAACTTATTTAGTTTTGTTGTATATTTATATATAAAAATAATTTTATGAATTTAAAAGCAACATTAGACAACTATCTTGGAAAATCAGTTAGATACTCTGAAGAAGATAATGGTGACGGAACCAAACAAGTTTGTGACTTAGATACTGGTGATTGTTATGTGGTTAGAGAAAAAGACGGACTTATCGAAAGAGCGGGACATCAAACAACAGCTAATAGAAAAGTCAGAGTTGAAACTTCAAGAGGTATAAAACAATTATTAAACGGTTAATTAAATGAGTTTAGATAAAAAAATATTAGAAGAAATCCAAAGATATAGAAGTATTAATAACTATATTTCAGAACAGGAGGCAATTGATGCTTTAACGGCACCATTACCTGGGGATGATGTCGCACCGGCACTCGGAGCGGAAGTAACACCACCAGCGCCCGGAGCGGAAGCCACACCACCAACACCCGAACCAATCGATGTTGAATCTGACCCAGATGTTGAAAAAGTAGATGCTGAAGGAAAATCTGAGGAAGATAAGGGTGAAGGGTCTTCTGATTCAGAAGAACTTGACATTACCGAATTGGTTGACGCTCAAAAAAATATCCAAACCAAACAAGACGATTATTTTGAAAACTTGTTCAATCAATTGAATACCTTGGAACAAAAACTAGGTGAGATGGATACCATTATGAGTAAACTTAATTCACTTGAAAACAAAATCGAGAAGTATCGAGAGAAAACCCCTCAAGAAAAATTGGAATTAAGAAGTTATGATTCATATCCTTTTAATCAAAAATTATCACAATTTTTTGATGACAAACAAGAAGAAATGGAAAAAACCGGAAAAAATGATTATGTTTTAACGGCTGACGATGTTACAGATATTAATGTAAATGACATCAAAACTTCATTCCAAGGAAATGGGTTTAAAGATGAATATAAATACAAATAAATTAAAAAAACATAAATGAAAAAACCACCCAAAAGGTGGTTTTTTTTATTTGACAATATAGGTAACATCAGTTATCATTAATTAATTATTTATAAATTTAAAATTTAAAACACATGATGAGTTCATTAGACGCCGTATTGGCACAGTACGAAAAAGCACAACAAGCAGGGGGCGGGGCCCAAGGTAAAATGTCTCAAGATGAAAGAATGAAAAAGTATTTCGCTCTTATTCTTGGGGAAAAAGAAAAATCAGGACAACGAAGAGTTCGTATCCTACCAACACATGATGGTAGTTCACCATTTAAAGAAGCTTGGTATCACGAAATCCAAGTGGGTGGACAATGGCAAAAATTCTATGACCCGGGAAAGAATGACAATGAGCGTTCTCCATTAAACGAAGTTTATGAGGAGTTGATGTCTACAGGTAAAGAGTCAGACAAAGAATTGGCAAAACAATATAAATCTCGTAAATTTTACATCGTTAAAGTTATCGATAGAGATAATGAAGCGGATGGGCCAAAATTTTGGAGATTCAAACATAACTATAAAAATGATGGTATCTTGGATAAGATTATTCCTATTTGGAGAAACAAAGGAGACATCACAGACCCTGAAAAAGGTCGTGACCTTATCGTTGAGTTAGCAAAGTCTAAAACACCGGCAGGTAAAGAATATACAAGTGTGTCGACGATTATGTATGATGACCCGACTCCGGTTCATGAAGAAAAAACTCAAGGAGATACTTGGATTAATGATGAATTGACTTGGTTGGATGTTTATTCAAAAAAACCTGTCGAATATCTTGAAGCTATCGCTCGTGGAGAAACTCCAAAATGGGATAGTGATAAAGGTGGATATGTCTATACCAATGACGCAGAATCTACCACAACTATGGGTGGTTCTAAAAAAACAGAAACAAAAACAACAATCGTTGACCCTCAAGTAAATGATGTGGTCGATGGTGATTTACCATTCTAATAACTCATCGAAGACATTCTCAAAGACATTTTGTCCTTGAGAATGTTTTTTTTTTAAATAAAAACAAAAATTATGGCAATAAAGAAAAATAAATTTTCAATGGAAGATGTTAAGAAGAAATTCTCGACAAAAACAAAATATAAACCTGAGAGTTTTTATAATTGTGGGGAAGCTTTCATGGAAGCTTGTGGATTACCCGGACCAGTGATGGGGGGGATTAATATGATGTTGGGACATAGCAACACTTCTAAGACGACGGCAATGATATTAGCAGCTGCAGATGCTCAACGAAAAGGGCATTTACCTGTGTTTATTATAACTGAAAAAAAATGGTCATGGTCTCATTCTGTTGAATTAGGGTTACAAGCCGAGCAGAATGAAAATGGAGAATGGGATGGTAATTTTATTTTTAACGATAGTTTTGAAACTATTGAACAGGCCACCGACTTTATGAATGATATTTTAGATGCTCAAGAAAGTGGTGAAATACCTTATGATATTGCGTTTTTCTTTGATAGTATTGGAAGTATTCCTTGTCAGATGACTTTTGAGGGTAAAGGTGGGTCTATGCATAATGCGAGAGTATTGTCCGAAAAAATAGGAATGGGATTACACTCTAGAATTACAAAATCAAAAAAAGAAGATTATCCTTATTACAATACATTAATTGTTATTGTACAACCTTGGGTCGAACTTCCGGACTCACCTTTTGGTCAACCTTCTATCAAGCCTAAGGGGGGTGAGGCGTTATACTTGGCATCGTCTTTAGTGTTTTTATTTGGTAACCAAAAAAATGCGGGAGTTAATCACATAACGGCAACTAAAAATGGTAGGTCCGTATCTTATGCTGTTAGAACTAAAGTATCAATATTAAAAAACCATGTGAATGGTATTGCATACAAAGATGGTAAAATTATTGCAGTCCCTCATGGATATATTTCAGACACTAAAGAAGCGTTAGATAAATACAAAAAAGAATACTCAGGATATTGGAACGCAATTTTAAGTGGGACAGGTGAAATTGTTTTAGATGAAACTGAAGAAACTGAAGAATAAAAAAAAGTTGTAATTATTCTACTTTTATTATATTTACAGATATTTATTAATATGGGAAGAAAGAAAAAAGAAGAAATTGAAAAAAAAGTTAAGATTGGAGTTTCGGTTGACCCCGAGCTTCCACAATACTTTAAAGACAAATCTATTAATCTATCTTCTCTTGTTAATAAGTTATTAAAAGAATATATTAAAAATGGAAACTAAAGTTTGTAGTAAATGTGGTATTGAAAAACCATACTCAGATTATTTTTTGAAAAAAAGTTGTGTTGGAGGAGTTAATAGTTATTGTAAAAAATGTCATTTAGAAAAAAAACAACTTTGGAGGAAAAATAATCCTGAACAATATAAGAAACAAATTAAAGATTATTGGGGTAAAGTTAAAGTAGTTCAAACTGAAAAAAAGAAAGTGTGGATTAACAATAATAGGGAGAAATATAATAGTTATTGGACTAATCGAAAAAAACAAGAACCTGAATTTAAACTATTGGTGAATATGAGGTCTAGAATATGGAAATACCTAAACATTCTCAACATCACCAAAAAGAACAAAACTTTTGAAATTGTTGGATGTTCTCCACAATTCCTTAAGGAACATTTAGAAAAACAATTTGTTAATGGTATGACTTGGGAGAATAGGAATGAATGGCACATTGACCACATCACTCCATTATCTTCCGCAAAAACAGAGGAAGAACTTTACAAGTTGTGTCATTATACAAACCTTCAACCATTATGGGCTGAAGAAAATTTGAAAAAAGGTAACAAAATTATTGTCTAACCAATAAATGAAAAAAATTGAAAAAAACATTATTAGTCGATGGAAACAATGCTCTTTTAATAGGGTTCTACGGGGTTAGAGATTTATACAA